AGTTTTTCTTCAAGCTCGATAATCTTACCTTCAAGCTCATTCTTCTGCTTCCGGTCCTCAATGGCGATAGAACCAATCTTCTTAGCTCGGATACGCATATCTTCAAGTTCAAGCTCGGTTTCTTCAATCAGGATTTCCAGGGCTTCTGCTTTACGGGAAAGTTTCCGGTTCGCCTTAATCGCAAGAGTCTTTTTCAAATTACCGGCTTGACCCATTTTGGTTGCGCGGTACTTATGAATCTCGTTTTGTGCTGCCAGTATCTTGAGGGCATGACCAGCAAAATCTTTTCCAGAGTAAGGAAGTTCGGTCAATTTGATAAGAGCATTTGCCATCTTAAGACGATCATCAATGGTAGCTTCTTGGTTGTTCATAGTAGAAGCAATAACACGCTTAACAAATTCATCGACTGTCAATCCAGACTCTGTGAACATCTTCTTCAAGGTCTTGAGAGGGCGATCCTGCATCATGACAGGGTGAATCACAGCAACACTCAGAGCCTTTTCGATTGCTCCATTACCATTACCGTTCATGAGCATTTCAAACGCTTCATAAACTGCATCTTCAAATTCGTATGAGACGTAACCGGCAAGTTTCAGGATTTGACGCTTGGTTAGGTAGGTTCCGCCATTTTTACCTTTAAAACTATAACAGGCGAAATCTGCCTGTTTAGATTCCATACTAGTTTTCCAGTGTTTTACGGTATCTTGGGTTTTCAACACATCAAGACCATAACCTTTCAGGAGGTCTTGAGCTTTATAGAGTTGGGAGCCTTCTACATTGTGAGTAGACAGGGTGATTTCTTTTTTGGTCAGTACCAGAGTAATAGTTTGCATTTTATAATCCTTATCGGTTTATTGAGAGTGTTATCGGTTATTGTCCCCTAAGCTTATAGAAGAGTAATCGTTATCGGTGAAGAAACCTCTTCGTCTCCAATAACTTTTAACCAATCAATAAACCGATAACGATTAATGGGCGGGTATGCCCGAAATAGATTCAGAGTAGCTTATTCTCTTCTTCATACATTTATTTAGGGTGTTTAAATTAGAGCAATAATCGGAAGACCGATAAAGCCGATGGCAACACATATGGCTAAGACGAACAGGGCTTGCTTGGTAGATAGAGACATTGCGGGGTTCCTTAGTTGTAACGTACAGGACGGGCAGACTCGATAGCCTGCACCAGTTCAAATTCTTCTTGTGATTGGATCTCGTCCTCATCTTCGGAAGGGTCAGCAATCATTTCAAACGGAACCTGAATCCCGTTATCGATAAGAACCTGAATTAGTTTGTCGATTACCAAAGCATTCTGATTAGCGATCTCTGCGTTTTCGTTGACAGTCTTAGCAAGTTCAATAGTGAAGTCGGATTCGTTTTCAATAGCTTCTTCGGTGATTTCGATAGTCTTAGCTTTGCGGGTATAAGAACCACGCTTTTCAATCTTATTCATATTATCCATGTGGTGTACCAGTGAACCTTTGTAGGTGTATTGATTGCGGTTGATTTCTTCAAAGCGAACAACAATATTCATTCTCTCGTTAAGGGAAACTTCAAATTTGAAAACAACACCATGAATCTGACCATCACGGGTCTTATCCAGATCACCAACAACGATATTCATTTTCTTACCAGCAATACGGATTGCATATAAACATTGCTTAGAATCAACCATAGCTTCTTTCAGTGTGTCACGTACACGCTTACGCAAGAAACGACCACGATCAGATTGACTTTCCAGACCAAGGGCTTTCAGCTCTTTAGAGAAGCCAGAGAATGGGAGCATAGTTCCCGCCTTGTTCTTACCAAATTGATAGTTGATAGTAGAAATAGTTTTAACGGTAGCCCATTGCTTTTTAGCACGGTTGGTTATTACTTTTTTAGATTCAATGTTGATAAATAGGGTGTCTTGGGATTTCATTTTGGAGTTCCATAGTTTGAGGATTAAGATTGTTATCTGCTGCAACAGATATAGGGGTGCACCATTTGGGTGCATAATAGTTCTTGTTCAGAAGAATTGTTTCTTCTTATGAATGTATTTAGGGTAGCCAAATACAAGTTATTCTTGCTTATATGCAAGGGGAATGTTCGTGCTAAAAATAGGTTCTTTAGCACAATAATTATCTAATAGGTAGCTAAGAGTTAAAACTTGTTTTATTACAATGACTTATAATAGATTTTTTGAAAAGTTGTCGGTTTATAGTTATGCTAATATTTCTATATTTGTTAGCATAAGTCACTAATAGGAAAAAGCGGGGAGTGATGAAAAGCGGGGATACGAATATCTTAATCGAAACTGGTTCGAACCTTCAAAACAAATCAAGTTCCTTACTGCTCTATTTAGTGTAACCTGAAATTAGATGATCTGAATACTTTTATCTGAAAACCCTAATACCTAGAATCAAAGTAGAATTGAAACGGCGATAGCCAGTCTTTTCTTGTTCAGGTCATTCAGTGTATTGGAATCCTTAAAATCCTTCCTGTATGACGTTCTAAGAGATTCCTTGAAGGATTTAATACCATGATGGCCTGAAACCCTTAGAATTTATTATAGAGCTTTGTAGAGATTTTAAAGTGAGTTATAAAAATCATCTTGAAATAAGAAAGAGTGAGCGAAGCGAACAGGGCGATAGCCCGTCTTGTAAAACTATTCTAATCGATTTCTTGAATTGCTATTAATCTACAAATCCTATTCTAAGTGTAAAGTTTCTATTAGTATTTTATAGAACTTTATAATTAGAAAATCTGAATGATTGATCAAGCGCCTGACGGCGGTCGCTTACGCTCCGTTTCCTTTTTCTTTTAATATTGTTCTTAGATGATATTCAGATTATCGCGGGGAATCGACCGAAGGGCGAGGGCGTGTATATAGTATTACTTACAGACTAGGCCCAGTGGTGGCGCGGTTCTCAGAGGCATAAACTACCCTAAAACATGCCATAAACTACCCTAATTTGAGTTTTGAGTTCCGAAAATTCATGTTCATAGCCCTGAGTTTTGCATGATATAATCATTTCATACCTACCGTTTTTAATGATCTGTAAATAGTAATAGAGAGTGAGAGGATTCCTAGTTGTCCTTTCTTCTTGATAAGTCGGAACAAAGGGCTGCAACCCTCCGAAGTCAAAAAGCTCACTCTAACAATATTCCTGTTTAGCCCTGTCTTCGGATGGGGCTTTTTCTTATCTGCTACTTTTCACCAGACACAAAAAAGCCCCAACCAAAAGGAAGGGGCTTCTCACCAAAAGGAAGGCTGTCTAAGACCTTCTCTCTATACATGTATTTAGGGTAGCTGTAGTTTCTTTATCAGCATAAACTCAGACGGTCACCATATCAAATGGCGAGCATTTTGACGTCGCCCTATGATAGACTGATTGAAACTATTGGGAGGGGTTTGATATGGAATACAAAGATATACCCATTGAGCAGATGAAGACTGATGATGAGTTCAAATCCAAGCGGAATCAGTTAACAATAATAAGTCTTCTCTTGATGGCTATGAGCCTGAGTGATGCACAGATCAAAGAGGCGAACACGTTTATATTCAAGATTGAGTTCAGTAATACTCCTGCATTTGGCTGGTTAGTGTTACTTGGTGTGATTGTTCTCACAATTCGATATTATTCATTTGCCTTCAAGTATCATCGACAGCTTTTTAAATTGTGGTCTAGCGAAATGGTTAATGACCGTAGGTTATTGGTTGTTTATCATGATTTTGATGGTTCTGGTTTAATTGAGCCTCATGGGCTTTTCAGCAAACTTAAAGAAGAAAGTTTTGCAAAACCTTTAGAGCCATCTGAGCATAGTAGAGAACAAGAGTATGTATTAAAATACAATACAGGCCCATTCTTAAGTCGGTCATTGAGTTATGATGTAGATGTCGGGAAGTATATTCATACAGAGATTGTGAATCTAAATAAATTTGATGATAATTGGACTAAGGATGACCTTCGCGAGCTATTCAAAATAGAGCTTGAATATAGATTTGATGCATTTTTCAGACGTTCAGAACACCTTGATCTTCTTTTACCTTATATGGCATCTCTATTAGCGATTTCATCCTTCATCTTTAAGAGCCATCTTCTTGAGTTTTGGAAATAAAAAAAGCCCCCTTCCATGATGGTTGGGGCTTTTTGATCTTATTTTTTCAGGTCGTGTGGACGGGGCGATCAAGTTGCAATGTGGGGCCGGTTCGAGTATCATTCAGAAGTTTTTAATTTAAATTAGTGGGACTATCATGGATGTTTTCACTGCTTTAGTTGTGATACTACTTTTCCCAGGTGTTTTGTTTGTAATTATAATTGATAACTTCACCGAACACAAAAAATGGGATTCTTGGAAATACATTCTATATTCAATTGTCTCTGGTGTTTTCGCTTATTTCATATTGCAGCTAATTATATTGGCTGCACAATGTTTGTATGGCGGCCTTATACAAGGAGTTTATTACATCATTGGGAAATTCTGTCATAACATTATAAAAGGTGTAGCTGAGACAAATTTATATTATCTTGATGTGTGGAACGTTATCAATGGTTCAAGTAAAAAGTTTGAGCCAATGGAGGTTATATCATCTGGTGCCGTGGCCATACTATCTGCACTACTTTTCTTAAAGATAAAAACAACTTCCGCTATACATAATGTATTAATAGCATTGAACGTCAGTGAGAAGTATGGCGATGAACCTGTATTCTCTAAGGTCGTACGTTCCACAGCAAATGAATATGTTCTTGTTATGATTCTGGATGAAAACATAATACTTTCCGGCATGGTTTATTACTATCATATGAGTGAGGAAGGTATGCAGGAATTGGGGATGATAAATGTTGTGGCGACACAAATGAAGGATAGTACAGAAATATTTACTGCAAGTAAACTATATGTTTCTAAACCCCAAGGACAATTAATTATATATACCGTCCCACCTGTAACTGAGGATGTAGATCAATCTGCCACCCAATCCGCCGAAGCTGAGTAACAATCAGTTTTAGTAGATAAAGCATCAGCGATGCTGATTTAATAATTTAACCATAAAGAAGGGACTGAAATATGGCAAAACCGCCGAATAAATCAAATCCAGTCATATGTAATGATGGTATGATCATGGAAGGGTTGGTTACTAGGAATATAGATAAGCACCTTGTTATGCCAACGCAACCACCAAAGAGTGGCAATACAATGCCAAGGACAGCGCCTACTGAAGCTGTCCGACCGCCAACACCAAAGCCAATTGATCGTTCCAAATGATTTTTTGGTATTAATATAAAAAGCCCCGCTCTGCAATGGTTCGGGGCTTTCTTTTTTATCATTGATATCGTTTACAGATCCGGATGCCTTCATTGTCTTCAGGTGCATACCACATAGAGTTTTTGAACAGTTCTTTTCGGATTATTTCTGAATCATCAATTGTCACTCTTTTTTCCGCATCATAATTAAAAATTATTACGATATGAGAATAATAGTCGCCATATCCTCTGTCTTGAGGTTCTGAGTTAACTCTAATATCTATTGGGTCACTAACAATTATGGCGCCATTCTGAATGCGAGTTAAGATAGTGTTTACTTGTGTTGCTGCTTCATTAGCAAAATCAACAAAACTATTAAAGTTTGATTTTTTTGTTCTTACAGTGAATTCATACGATTTTGCAAAACTCATTATATTTTCCCTTCGATGAAAAATCCCTAACCAAAGTGCTAGGGATTGAATAATTTACTTCTTTTGCTCTTTCACTTTATCGAACGCCAGTTCAGCTCTTTCAAAGGACTCTTCATCAAGACTTTCAAGAACTTTGATGATTATATCTTCGTGTTTGAACATCATAACTGCAACATGCTTATTGATGACACCATCTTCGTCAAATAATTCTCGGTTCATATCTTCATATCTTGTCATTTTATTCTCCAACAATAAAAGGGGACTCATTCTAGCACACTAGATATCTTCAATCAAAAACCAATCAGGACAACGCCCAATAGTGCTTGAGCCCGCCATGTAGTTAAGACACTTCGGTTTCCTCAGTCCCTCTAACTTGAACAGATAGAACAACTCCCAATAGCTCACCTCATACTTACTCTTGCATACCTTCAGACATATCTTTTCTATATCCCCCTCAGACCATCCCCGAACGACCTCAGACGAACTCTGATACTTCCTCCAATCACTTTCCTTGGTAACCTTCTTACCATACTTCGGATCGCTTTTACGCCGTTCTGTGACCCTAGACCAAAACGATTTCTTCCCGATATACCATTCACCAGTAACTTTATTCTTTATCAAATATATAAAGCCCTCAACACCTGGCTCCGGCTCCATCTACTCTAGTCCAATCCAATTATGTTCCGACATTAAATTTATTACCTCGTAAATAACAGTGAGCAAAAACGCTCTGAATTTATTTACTGAGGTAATAAAAATTGAATATTGAACAAATGCTCATTTATGACGAAGGGTCGAGAAATGAAATATATCTAGACTCGAAAGGGTATTGGACTATCGGGATTGGTCATCTCTTAGCCAAGAAGAAGATCACCAAGCAAGAGGCAATCGCAATCCTAGACTTCCAGTTAAACCGAAAAACGCAAGGTGTTATCTCTAACGAAGATGTGTCCAATCTCTTGGCCATCGATCTGACCAGCATGATGAGCACGATGAAGTCTCAATGGTACTACCCAATCTACCTGAAGATGGATGTAGCCAGACGTAGGGCTCTACAAAACATGGCGTTTCAAATGGGAGCTGGCGTTGGTGGAGTTGGTGGGTTCAGAAACATGTTGCTCGCTTTAGACAAAACGCCGAATCCAGACTATCAAGGCGCTCACCGTCATGCCCTGGACAGCTTATGGTACAAGCAGACACCTAATCGTGCTCGGCGTGTTGCTGCCGTTCTTAGGGATGGAAATTTCGACTCATATAAATAGATATGAGGGATGGAATAGTTCTGTCTCATAAGAAGAAGACGCAAAGCGTTTAAGGAAAATGAAAATGGTACAAGGTCTTAAAATGCTCTTTAGCAAGATCCAAGAAAGCCCGCTTCATCCTGTTATCAAGTATCCAGCTTTGATTCTAATCGCTGCTGGGATTGGTGCGTGTGTAGTTTATGGAGTCGTGTGATGAGTAGCTATAAACGAGAAGATTGGATTTCCCTGGCGATCCGAGTTTTAGTTGAATGGCTAAAGAGTAAGAAAAAGTAAAGCCTAAATAAGGGTGTAGGGAATTAATCCTTACACCTTAACCACCACATAAAGGAAACAAGAACAATGAACATTCAAGACATTATCGAAGAAATCCGTGATGAAGTATTCGATATCATGGCAAGTAGCTTTAATAACAAGACCAAAGCACAAAAGATTATTCCGGTACTGAATAGATTCGAGGATATTGGACTATGAGCATCTTAGAGATATTAAGACAAAACCAAAGCAAAAAGGAAACAAAGATGAAAATCAATATTCTGAACTATACCACCGCACAATTCGACCAAGAATGTCTTCGTCAAATCGAAACCATTAGCAACCATTTCGAATGGGAAGGTGATTACGATATCGTAACTATCGATGGTTGTATTGCAATCATCCACATGATGACCCCATGTAATGATATTGCTGAGTTTGAAACTGAACTCTTTGATCGTCAACCCGAACTCGTACCATATATTTCATGTCATTATCATATGGATCCTCAGTTTAATGAGATGCTTGTAGTTAAGTTGAACGAAGAAGCTATCGAACGTGATGGCGTTGAAATAGTAATCAAAAACTTTGGAGAGTAATCAAAATGAATATCATCGCAGAACATAAGAAACAGATGACCGAGCAACTAAGCAAAATCGGACACTGGTAAATAAGAGGGTAAGGGAATAAGTCCTTTACCTAATCAAAACTCATAATGAGTTAATCCACCACTTATAGGAAACAAGAAAATGAACACTAACGAAATTGAAACCCTGTCCAATACCATCACCTCTAAGCAAGCAATTGACCTGCTTGATAAGTCTTTAGAACGTGAAGAAGAAGATAAATGTATTCTCAAAGCAATTGACCATCTTGAACGCTGGATAGGAAAGAAAGTTCACCGCGAATTTAATGAAGAGATTGGATTTGAAGTGACTGCTATGAAGGAAGATACCTTTGAAGTAGTAAAAGCAATCAGATTTGAAGACTCTGTTATCTATCAGGCTCCATACTACGTTAAGAAATATCTTGAGCGTGGTAATTGGATAAAGACCGATGATGTAACTCGTTATGTTATTACAACTTACAAACTTGAACGTGTAGAGCATCCATTGATTGTGAAATGTAGGGAGAGAAAAGGAAAATATGAACAGCGCATGAAGGAAATTGAAAAAGGTATTGAACCAGCTACCCAGTTTACCCGTCAGTTGGAACAACAACGTGATCTAATCCAACGCTTGGTAAAAGAATCAAAATCCAATCGTGTATAAGCTCCTGTAACGCTCTCTAAGCAATCCGAGAGTAAAGCAATACCCTGATACCAAATTAGAAAAGAAATCGATAGGGGGGAGGTTTTATAAATAATTCAACGCTTTATCACACCCCCTCGTATCCCGATCTGACACCAATTAGGTCTGGGACTTTTTTTCTGTAAAAGGAATTCCCATGGCATTACAAAAGAAATGTCTTCATCCCACTTGCACTTCGATAGCTCTTGATGGAGAAACCAAATGCGAAAAACATTTCGTACCTAGAAAGAAAGTTTCTAATTATTCCAGCGATAAATTTTACAACACCAGCCGCTGGAAAATTCTTTCTAATAAATATTTATCAAAAAATCCAATCTGTGAGATATGCAATAAAAGGCCCTCGGAGCAAGTAGACCACTGGCTAGAGCGTCGTATGCTTCTCGGATTATCTTATCAAACAAACCCCGACAACCTGATTTCAGAATGTACCTCGTGCCACTCTACTAAGTCAGCCGTTGTCCGCAAACTAGGACTCAATTCTTATGGAACTATTAAATATCTTATCGAAAACTATCCGAGGGATTCGGGAATCGATTACCTCTTGGACTACCAAATTAAAAGAGAAACGGACTCTTTCCGCAAAGAAAAGGAATAAGTTTTCTCTCACTTTTACTAAAGAAGTGAACAAAATCATTGTACATGAGAACAAAATATACCGTGTTTTTGTAGGTGAAGATGATATCACCGTATGGGATCAATATGATGCAGTAGTACAAGACTTTGAACTAATTGTCGTTCTTCTTGAATACTTTAAGGAGAACATGCAATGTCGGTAATTTATATATGTGGTGGTATCGTTTTAACTCCTGCTGGTAAGAAAGAGTTTAACCGCATTAAGAACCAACTAAAGAAAGAACGTGGTAAAGCATATGTAACCCCTCTTATCGAAACGGCGATAGCCTCTCTTGCTCAACAGATGGACTTTATGAACTCTGCTTTGGAGATTGTAGCTATTGAAGGTATGACTATCCAGAGTGGTAGGGAAGGGGAAACAACTAAAGCTAATCCCGCCTTGAATATCGTTAAAGAATATCAAACTCAGATTCGTCTATCTCTTATTGAACTTGGTATGACTCCAAAATCAAGAGCTGCAATGAATATAGCTATTGCAGAAGAGAAGAAGGCTAACGGCTTTGCTGCAATCATGAGTCAGCAAGAAGAAGACGAAGAATAATCAATCCTAAATAAGTGTGCATATCGGCATTGGCTCCTACTGGATGGCCATATACAGCGAACGTTTCTCGCATCTTGGGATATTGCCGATCCCTCTACAATAAGGAATATAATATGCGCACATTAGAATCACTGAACCATCGAGTTCATACTCCAAAACATAATGATCCATTGGGTCATACTCTTTTCGATAACTACTGTATTAGTATCAAGGGCGCAGAACAATATGCCTATGATGTTATTACAGGTGCTATTGATACCAGTCCATATATCAAGGGTGCCTGTGAAAGGTTCCTTAAAGACTTAAACCGTGATGATATCTATTTCGATAAGTATAAGGTACGTCAAGCCCTTAGTTTCACCCTGCTGATGAAGTTCCCTAAAGGTGCTGCCAAAGGTCAAACCATGACCCTCAGTGATTGGCAAGTATTCTTCATGGTCAATATCTACGGCTTCTATTACGTGAAAGATCATCCCAACAAAGAATTAGCAGGGGCTCGTAGATATACAACCGCCGCCCTTTGGTGTGGACGTGGCAACGCGAAATCCACTCTCAGTTCATCCATCATGATTATCGAAAACCTGATGACTAAGAACCAAGGTTCATACGTAGTTTCGGCTGGCCCTCGTCTTGAGCAATCCATGATCTGTATAAACGATATGAAGAGTTTTATCGCCCAGAGTCCAGAACTGAAAGCGATGTTCAATACCAAGAACAGTAAGAAGACTGTGTGTAAGCACAATGATGTAATCACCATGGGCGCCGTAGCTGGTCCAGGTAAGCTTGATGGTTTCCGTATCACTCTAGGTGTATGTGATGAACTTCACGCACACCCAGACGCGACCCTTAAAGGTGATCTGGAATCCGGTTTTGGTGGTATGCAGAAAGACACCATGCTTCTGATGATCTCCACTGCTGGCTTTAACTCCCTTGGCTTTGCTGCTAAGGAAATGGATTACGGTCGTAAGGTATCCACTGGCGAAGTAATCAACGATAGATATTTTGCATTGGTATATGCAGTTCCACCAGAACATAAAGAAGATTACGCAAACGAGAAACTTTGGGCATGGGCAAACCCGAACTTGGGTAAGTCTGTGACTCTGGCAACCATTCGTAATATTTGTGTCAAGGCTAAACAAGGGTATCTAGAAGACCGTAATAACCTTCTCACCAAATATATGAACATCTACTCAGATGAGGCGACTGATTCATATATCAACATTCATGACCTTCAAAAGTGTCGAAATCCAAAACTTGATATCAAGGACCTCATAGGCAAGCCGTGTTACTTGGGATTGGATCTGGCATCGTTCCGAGATCTGGCAAGTCTTACCTATGTATTCCCAGAAGAAGATAAGCTAATTGTATTTCAGAAGTCATATTTCTCTCGTGGTGCTATGGAGGTTCTTCCAGTAGCTGACCAAGACATCATGATAAGTGCCCAGAACGCCGGAGAACTGGTTATAAATGAGGGTGCCATCATCGACCATGGGTTAATCAAACAAGACGTTATAGAGGCTTACAGCGCGTTTAACATCAAAGCATTCTCGCTGGATAGTGCTGCCTTGGGTGTCCGGTTCGCAGAAGAAATAAACGCTCTGAATAAGAAAGTGAAACCTATTGAAGTATTCCAAGGATTTGGCTTGTCATTCCCAATCACCCGAGTTAAGGAACATATCCTAACCGGTAAGTTTGAATATAACGATACGCTACTTGAATACGCCTTTAGAAACTCCGTTGAATATATCGGGTCATTGAAAGGTGAATCGATGCTCAAGAAGAAGAACGAACATCATAAAATAGACCCAGTAGTTAGCCTAATGACGAGTGTCGCCAGTATCCCCGTCTGGAAAGCTCCGAAGATTTTCAAGGTTTCCGGTAGTTAAAAACACAACCCTAAATAATATGAGATTGGGATATTTCGGTATCCCATTTTATTTTAAAGGAGAAATATTAATGTTCAATAAGCGACAGAAAACCCGTGGCGTTAATCGCCAAGGTGGAGCTGGTATCGCTATGAATGATGACGCTTGGTTAGCAAATGGTGGATTGAAGGATGAATTTCTAAAAGAACCTGCTGTATTAACTGCCGTCAAGCTCATAGTAAGTGAGATTGGATCTATCTCATTAAAGGCAGTCGATAACAGTCTCGATAAAGAGATAACAGCTTCTAACAATCTGGATGCGTACAAGGTTCTATATCGTAAGGCTAATGGTTGGCAAACTACCAGTGATTTTATCCGGGGTGTGGTTCTGAGCATGCTTTCTAATAAGGATACATTCATTAAGATTGATAAACGAGGAACAAGCAAACCAGTAGTAGATGCTATGCGACTTCTAGATAACGGTACTGTATCAGTTCAACGTAATACTAATGGTTCATTCACACTATCCGGTAATTACTCAGACGGGAAGAAGATTAACCCAAATGAGATACTCTGGATTAAATCCCCCCTAGTTGTGAATGGTATGTCCATCGAATGGATTGATTATATCAAGACATTAGTTGATCTGAGTAAATCAACACTTACCAACGCTAATCAATTAGCTCGGCGGGGCCCTCTTGCTGGCGGTGTAGTTGAAACTCCGGAAGACATGACCGATGACCAATGGAATGAATTTTCTGAAGGCATATCAAATAGTATCAAGAAATCAGAAGTTTTGATCCTTGACCAAGGTTCTAAGTGGGTACAGACCAATAACCTGATGAAAGAACTTGAGTTCGATAAAAACCGTCTCGCTCAGATTAAAGAGATTGCTACGGTATTTGGTATTCCACTTCCTTTACTGGGGATTCCTGACAGCTCATATAAGAGTTATGAAGAGGTTAGACAAGCATTCCATGCCAGTTGCCTGTATCCAATAATGAAACAGATTACAGACGCATTAGAGGAAGCTTGGAACTATCAACTGACCATTCGTTTTGATAGCGATGAATTGGCAGGTGTACCAATTTCAACTCGTGTAGACGTAGCTGACAAGATGGTAAAGCTTGGTTCATTCCCACTTAACGAAGCTCGAATTGCAATCGGTAGACCTCCGCTTAAAGAGCTGGAAGGTATATATGCAGTTGAGACGAACAACCTGACATTAGAGGAACGAGATTCAATACAAGAAAAGAGGCTAAAAGAATGGCAACAAAAACAAAGGCGCTGAAACTTCGATTTAAAGAGGTGGATGGCGTAAGTGATACCGGTGAGATATATGCATGGGGGAATATAAGTAACGTTGTTGATTATAACAATGAACTCGTTGAAACCGGCGCATACCAAGCAACTTTAGACTTCCATAAAGAAGAAGGTTCCACAATTAAAATGCTTTACCAGCACGATCCAAATCTCGTTATCGGAGTTTGGGACGAGTATGGCGTTTCTGAGATTGATGGTAAGGAGGGATTTTGGGTAAAGGGCAGAATTAATTTAGATATTCCACTCGGAAAAGAAGTTCATTCAAATCTGAAAATGGGTGCTCTGGATTCTCTTTCTATCGGCTACCTAGTTTTGGATGAATACAATGGAGCTAATGATGTAGTTCATTTGAAATCAATCATTATAAATGAAACTTCAATCGTAACATTCCCCGCCTGTGCCGCCTCCCGTGTTATCTCAGTGAAAAATAAAGAAGAGAAATCCCCCGATAATATTCAACCTGAATATGTGCGGGTTCCCTCTTGGGCAGAAGTCAAAGCCAAAGCATTAGCTAAATCTAACCTACTGGCTTTGGTATCAAAATTTAAGTCGAAATAAACCGACCCTAAATAAATTCAAGAGACGAGGGAAATAGTTCTCTCGCGCTCTACTTATATCTAAAAACCCTTAAAAGGAAACATTTAAATGAAAATTCGTTTTGGTAAGAAAGAAATTGAAATTGCTGATGGCGTAGAAATGGAAACCGTTCTGGCTGCTGTAGCCGAAGAGGTTCAAGCCGTTCAAACAGCTCTGGAGGATGCTAAATCAAAAGGCTCCAAGTCCGAAGATGAAGTTGTACGTCTGCAAGAAGAACTGAAAGCTATTAAAGAAGCTCTGGAAGAAGTTAAAGGTAAAGCTCTTGATGAAGGTATTACCGCTGACGAAATGGAAAAGGAAGTCGATGCTGCTACTAAGAGTATGAACCGTGCCCTGCGCGATTCCCTCCGCAATGGTAAGAAGAATATCGAACTGATGGATGAAGGTAAGCAAATGGCTGGTCGCCGTTCCACTAAATCCGCTGATGGTATTGATGGTGCTATCGTTCCTCAGTTCCATGCCGAAGTGATCAAGCGTTTGAAAGAAGTAAGTCCGATTGTTGCTAACTTCAAACAGCTCCCTGTAAGCAACGAAGATTTCCAACTCCCGGTTCGTGCTGGTAAGACTGGTGCCGCTCTGGGTAAAGGTTATGGTGCCGGTGCTCCGGATATCGTGTGGAATCGTGGTTCCTTCATGCGTGGTTCCTGCAAGCCAGTTCTGCCTGATGACCTGATTCTCGATTCCTTCACCAATGCTATCGCCCTGGTACAAGAAGCAATCGCGGAAGATTTCTCCGACCTGATGGCTGATAACCTGCTGAATGGTTCCGTTGCTGTTGATGGTGCTGATTCCTGTGACGGTTTGGGCACTAAGTTCTCCAAGACCGAAGGCGTTAAGTCGCAGAAGGATCGCAAGACTGACTTCTTCGCCATAGTTGAAGGTGTCGCTACCGATGAAGGACTGATTGACGAACTATTCGCCCTGACTGAGAAGCTGGTAACTGGTTATCGTGCAGGGGCGAAATTCTACATGACGAGTGCCCAGTTCCTGAAACTTAACGCGATGAAGGACAAGATGGGTCACAGTTACGTTAAGCCATCTGCTGTTGATGCAACTGTTTATCAACTGCACGGTAAAGACATAGTTGTAGATAGCTTCTGGGAAGGTCCGATCATGTACGGTGATATGGGGCGTGCTGTTAAAGCTTTGACTCTGGCGAACAGCTTTAGCTCCAAGGCGAACGAGTGGCAAATTGACGGGATGGTTTCTTTCCCAAGTGCAATCCGTCACGGTCTGGTAATCGGTGATAACGCTTCTCTGATTGGTTTCTATCCGGCTGCTGCTGCTTGAGAAATTAACGATGAAATGGGAATGGTTGAGGTGAAAGCCTCTTCCACTCTCTTGAGTATTCCGAGTGGTTCAATGGATAAAGTCGAAATCGTTAAAGATGGAGACACAACATTGACAGTCTCTGATCTCAGTATCGAGAATGCCAACATACAACCAGCTAAACGGAAATATAACCGCAAGGTACAAGCTAAATAGTCAATTAAGCCTCCAGCATGGGGGCTTTTTTGTTTCCCTAAATAATAAAAACTACTAAGGAGAATTGAATATGATGAGTGTGGTTTATAAAGTCGATGAAGTAATAGGTTTATATGATGATCTAATTGAGGATGATGTAATACAAAATTATCTCCGTCTTCCTGATGCCGATGAAGAAATAGGACTCTTGAAAATTGGTTGTTTGATGAGTGCTGAAACCTATCTTAATCGACCACTAGTTGAATCTAAGGTATTAGTTGAATCCAACTCTCGGTCGTTCTTGTTGCCGTATACACCGGTTAATAAGAATGTCGAGATTATTGAAGCAAGTAATGCATATGGTCCAGTGACTGATTTCGAATATAGCGAGGTTTCGAATCGGGTAACTATAGGGTCCACTGTAGTGCTTCCAGTGACATTTACAACTCATGTAATGAAAGGTGATACATCGATTCATCCTTCTATCCAGATCGGCGTATTGAAGGCTATAGCCTCAGAATATGAGATGCGCGAGGATGCCGTCATTGGTGCTTCTGTTACATCCATTCCAAATCAATCTAAACGCATATTGAACTTATATCGGTCTAATCCGATTAAGGGGCGTTAAATGAGAATTGGTTCAATGAGGCATTCGGTAGATATACTTCATCGAGAAATGACACAAGATGATTATGGCAGTCCAAAATACCAAGATAAAGTATTCATTAAGCTAAAAGCCCAAATGACATATGACAACCAAGTAGATTCAGATAGCAAATACGACTCTAAATGGGCATTCCGAGTGGTCTTGAAAACTCGTTATATCTCCAAAATCATGGATGTTATGAATAGCAGAGACTCTTATCGAGTAGCTTGGCAAGGCAAGTTCTACAAGATCATAACCATGGATAATTGGAACAACCTCAACAAGTACATCACTCTTTATTTGGAGCAAGACCGTGGCTAAGACAAAACCAGAAGGATTAGACGATCTTAATAAGTTATTGGATTCACTTACTGACCCTAAATTTCGGGCAAGAGCTTTAAGGAATGCAGTCAAGCCAGTCATGGAAGAAGTTAAACAAGACATGATATCAGCGAAACCAGAATCTATTAAAGATTCAGATGTGGTTATCAAGACGAAGGTGAATACAGGCAAGGCTGAAAAGAATGGTTCAAAGCAAGGGTTCATCAAATCTGACAAGTTCAATGAACTTTATTCAGAAGTAACCTTTAAGACCAAGCGGGGAGAGTATGAGTATGGAGAAGAGAGTGCATATGGAATGGCAACAATCCTTAACTATGGTCGAAACAACCCTCTAGCGCGTGTCCGTGGTGATTCTAAGTTCCACTCCTTCGGTAAACCTACAGAAGAAAGTCATCGCTATATAGGCGTGACCCAAGGGCTTTTCTTTGTCGAAAAAGTGAGATTCCAAAACGAAAATAAGATAGCTGAAGATTTTGGTAAACGTCTTCTTGATGAAGTTGAAAAAGAGATTAAGAAACAAGACAAACGAAACAATAGGAAAAAGTAATGGTAGAAAAATCAGTCCATGCAATGCTGGCTTCTTCCGGATTAAAAACGTTTCCATTCCAAGCTCCTGATAATATAGGTGAATCTGAAAGTTTTATCACTTATATGAGAATCGGGAATAAGACTACTACGAAGTATTATTCAATGGACAAGCAGATTGATGAGAGTCTCTTCGCCTGTTCTATTAGTTCTAGTGAATATCCGAAGCTTGTCGAAATCTGGAAGACCCTAAATAAAAGTATCTTGAAGTATCAAGACGAAATCGTGATGGGTGTCGCTGTTCATTCGTTTGATGATTTTAAAGCGAATCAGGGACAGTTTGTCCGCGAATTTCAAATAGGTGTCACTCATGTCACCGACTTAACTTAACAAAAGGAAAATTAAAATGGCTCTAACCGATGCAACCGTTGCTAACTATATGACGGTCAAAATGGATACTGTAGAGATTACAGATATCGAACAAACCTCTGGTGGTGGTATAAATACCAATATCATCGAGTTCTTCAACTTCAACAAACGCTTTAGTCGTAAGATGACAGGTTCCAGTTCTGTCGATGCTTATGAACTAGTGTGTACGTTCATTCCTGGTAGTCCTTCATATAAAGCGCTTAAAGCTGCTGCTGATGATCAAGCTAAACATGAATTCACTATTATCTATCATGATGGTCCAAAAAAGACTGGTGGCTATCAAGTTAAATTTAGTGCCTTCATTGGTTCTAAGTCTATTAGCTCTGAGTTTGATACCCAGCGTACCGTGTCTTATCAGATCACCGTTGATGGTGAACCTGTTGAATCTGACGTTACTGGTGCTTAATAAACAGCCATCCTACTTGGGGTGGCTTTTTTGTTCCCTAAATAAGTTATATAACAACTACCAATTAGGGAAATTAAAATGAAAATGCTTGACCGTTTTGGTCTGAAACCAAAGACAGGAAGAATAGAAGTTGATGGTGAAAATCTAGAGTTCTTCTACAAACCAATGTCATTCAACCTCGTTCGTGAAGTATGTAATCAATTCGATGATGTAATCCGTACCTTACTGGTTGCTCGTCATTGTCTTGTTGAGTCTAATGGTGAACCGGTATTCGATCCTGACGTTGATCTAAGTGTTATTGGTGATGCATTCGAATTTCATATAATCAGCCTTATGAGTGCCCACATTGTTAACGATAGTGGTCTGAACAAAAGCATAAAGGATGAAATTGCGGGAAAGCTCGTGCGTTGATTGTCGATGACACCTTGAGATTCATGTATGAACTATCCATATCTCTCGGTGTACCTATTCATGAGATAAGAGAATGGCCCTATGAAACAATAAATGAATACAGGGCATTCAACGCTATAGCACCATTCACGAAAGAAGCTGACCACACTCTACTAGGTTTCCTGATAACCCTTCTTCGTAATCAGAATGTGACCAAGAAGTCGAACATGAAGAACATGACAGACCTAGTTCCCTGGCTTGAACGAAAGTTACCTGAATACCTCGAACACGACCTGATAATCAAGGCTCGCCGGTTGTCTACTGTAGCCAGAACCGAGTACGCCATCTTTGATCTAATAGGTCATATTGATGAAACCATACAGGACGAGTTACAGAAGGGTGATAAGAAGGATTCCTATCTAATTCATATGCTTATGGAGATCAAGAGAGATATCACACCTAAGAAGGATGAAGAGGAATAAACAAAATAGATGATCTCCATTTGGATCTGTTTGCATATATAAAACACTCATAAGGAAACTAAAAATGATACCTGTAGAACTGCTCCTTTTTGCCTTGCTAGTTGTGTATATCTTCGTTGCATTTGCGATTGCACAAGCAGGAGAGAACAACAGAGGGACTAACTTTGTAACTTGCATGACTATCGGGATTTTCACATCACCTATCGGCTCATTGCTCTATATCTTCTACCATCCTAATTCTAAGAAGGATAGACAGCACGCTGAATGGGTTGAGTTGCTAAAGAATAAGTAATCTACTCCAACACATCACGGCTCCTTCGGGAGCCTTTTTTGTTTCTGCCCCCCTAAATAAAAGGAGATTAAAATAATATAAGAGAGGTAAACAATGGCTTGTATAAATGTGGTGATGTCAGCCCAGACACAAAAATACGTGTCCGACATCAAGAAAGCTCAACAAGAAGGGAATAAAAGCTTCAATACTATAAGTAAAGACGCAACGAATATGGGGAATGAAGTTACGTCAGCATTCAATCTCCCCAGCAATGCCGTTACAGGCTTTCTAGCGCGACTGGGGCCCGTTGCTGGTGCATTGGGGATTGTTGGTGGTGCAGCATATGGGGCTGGCGTCAAACTCGCTCAGATGGGCACTGAAGTAGGGAAGAATCAGAAACAGCTTGAATTACTGGCTAAACAGTCTGGTCTTACAGCACAACAGGTGAATCAGATAGGTCTTGCTGCAACTGGTGTCGGTATCGACCTGGAAAAGCTTGGTGATATCTCCCGAAATGTCATGGACCGAATTGGGGACAACATCAGTACGGGGGGCGGCGCCCTTCAAGATCTATGGGACACTCTGAAAGGCAAGTCTGCAATGACCATTGAGGATCTAAAAGGTCTTGGTGGTATTGAAGCATTGAAGCGCATTCAACAAGAACTAGATTTGGTTGGAGCTAGTACAGCACAACAAACATTTGTAATGGAAAGCCTTTCTTCTGATGCCAGTAAACTATCTGGTGTTCTAAGAATGAATGAACAACAGCTTTCAGACATGCTAGACGGATATGCGACCAAGCGGGCTTCTCTTGCTCAATCAACCATAACAGATATAGACCGCATTCAGAGTAATATGAATACCCTTAGTAATAACTTCAATGCGGCAATGGTGAACTCATTTTCTTCACTAATCCGTCTTGCTGATACTATGACTAAGAAAATTTCTGATTCCTTGTATGACATGAGCGAAAGTGCAAAGTCTCAACAAGTTGTTGGTGATTATATATCTGGTGGGAAAGTTAGTAGTGGTAATAGCCAAGACCTGATAGACAATGCAAGCAAGATTCAAGAACAGATTAGGATGGATTCTGCGGCTAAAGCGAGTATTGAGTTTAATCCTATTTTTAATGCTGACGAATTTAAGAAGCGTAGGGATGAATTGATTTCTCAAGGTATGGAGAAACTTAGACAAGATGTAGTAAAGGCAACCGACTTTAAGAACTCCGAACAGATTAATGCCCAATCATCAGGGACTACTGGTAACGCTGCTGCCGTTTCTTATGGGAGTGCTAAGGATGCTAAGAAGGCGCTTGAAGAGAACGAGAAGCAACGTATTCAGATAATGTCTGAAATGGGTAAGATAGAAACCCAACTTCAAAATTCAATTGGTGATGAAACTACTAAAGCCCTTCAATCTAGTTTAACTCAACAGCAAGACCTCCTGAAATCGAATGGTGAGCAACGCAATACCATCACTGAGGCTCAATCTAAGTTTTCTCTTGAAGCCGCTCAGAAGCGTTTCACAGCTCTAGGCACCCTAAATAAAACTGAAGAAGATGCAGCAAATTATGCTCATCAACAACAGTTAGAAAATTTGAAGAAATATCTTGCTGAGGGAAGCCTAACTCAATCTGAATTTGACCAAGCAAAGCTAATAGCAGCCAAGACCTTATCTGAAAAATTGGTAGAGATTAAGGATAATCAGCTTAAGAGAGAGAAGGAGTTAGAAACCAAGGCTTTCAATGAGCAACAAGCAATTCTTCAAGGTAAATTAGGGTTTGCTGTTCTGGCTCAGGATAAAGCAGACCTTGAACTTGAAATCGCTGTGACTGCTGCACAACGCCAAATGGAAGTTGTTAATGAGCAAGCAGGAAGTGAAGTCATCACCGAACAGATGAAGCAGGACAAGATTTCCGAACTACGCCAGGAACATCGTGATAAGGAAATTGAGCGTGAACTTGTAGATATTCAAAGTGCGGAAGAACGGGACATCATCAAATGGGAGATGAAACGTCAATTCTTAGATGAACAATACGAACTAGGTCTGTTATCAGAGGAAACATACGCTGAAAAATCCCTAGAGATTGATCGGAATACCACAGCGGCAAAACGTGCGCTGATTCAAGTTCAGCTAGGGAACATGAGTGAGTTGTTTAGTGGAATGGCCCAGAACCTTGAGAAGGGGAGCAAAGCCCAGAAAGCCGCATTTGCCCTAGAGAAGGCAGCTACCGTCGCGAATGTAACTCTTGCTGGCTTTGATGCACTGGCAGCCATAGACAAAGACCCATCACTGCCAACCCTAGCAAGTAAGAACATCGCCAAGGCAACAACTATCGCATCTACAGGCGCTCAAATAGCGGGGGCCGTGGCTGTGACTATGGGACAGTTCCACTCAGGGACTGATTCAGCTCCGTATGCTAATGGCGAAATAAGCAATACCGGTTCTTATATACTTAAGGGTGGGGAACGTGTTGTTCAAGCAGAGGCGAACAAGGATCTAACTTCATATCTCGAATCAAATAAGAGTAATTCTGGAGCGGTATCCGTTTCTATGCCTGTCACTATTCAAGGTGACGTATCAGAAGATTCATTACCAAAACTCCAAGCTCAATTAATCGAGAGCGCAGAGCTTATTTCTCATCTAGTAAGACAGGAACAAACAAATAGGGGAGGGTGATTCTCCCCTTCAACAAATAATTAAGGAATTAAAATGGCTAACAAACAAATCAAATGGGATTTGGATATCTATCGTGGAGACTCGAAAAGAATTCAGATGACTTTCGTAAACGTTGATGATCAAACTGGGGTAACAACACCTGTTGATCTAACTAATCTAACAGTGAAATTACAGGCAAGATATGCAGCCAACGATTTAGGCGCAATATTTGAATTGCCGTGGACTACTATCAATGCAAAACAAGGTCTTGGATATTTCAACTTAACAAAGACTCTATCCGAATCGTTGGCTGCTCCTTATGGCCCAGATGTAGGTAAAACAAATGGTGTCTATGATATCCAGCTATGGAGCAAATTAGATGCCCAAGCTTCATTTACACCGATCTATGGTAATTGGGTTGTTCGCCAAGACATCACGAGGGAAAAATAATGGCACTTCAAGTTAGCATTGTAGAAACGGCAATGAATTTTACTGGCGCTGGTTTTGAACAAGAGCCCATCAGCCAGTCAGTGCATATTCTTGAAAATGTAACGATTGGGGATGCACTTACCCAAAAGTGGCGAGACGAAACTAAACAATATCGTGATGAAATTGTTCAAGGAGATTTTCTTGGTGATGCACTTACCCTGGCATCGAGCAAAGCTTATCCCGTCACACTCAAAGCGCTTCCAGCGGGTTTCCAACTTTGGTTATAAGGGTAAGAGAATGTATAGAAAAGTAATAATGAGAGAAAGGGGGGTGATGATTGGTGAAGAGTATCCCATCAACCATATCCCAACACCTCATGTAATGGCTCCTGTGACTTGGTTTAAGCCATCCCTTCCGACTAAGCACCCACACCCCTTAGTTGATTATGGAATTCGTGAGAACGATTCAGGGGAGCTTGTGGCGTACTGGGAAACGGATTCATATAACCATGAGTTTCATACTGAGTTCTTGATCGAAGTGAATGGGATTGTTCTAGATAAATTCAATTATTTCTTCAAGTAAGAACCATTAATCAACTGGCTCCTTTGGGAGCCTTTTTCATATCTCTAAATAAAGGGGTGATGTCTAACTAAAAATTAAGGAATTCATAATGGCACAAGAAAAAGCTCTTGAT